AATTAAAGCTCGTTTAGGGATTGAAACTAACGGTCGAGTACAAAAATTCTTTACTAACACTTGTTATAAGCACATGGATAAGTATGTTCCACAAGATAATGGTAATTTAAGAACTATTGTTGATATACAGTCTGATAGTATTACTTATGAAAGCAATTATGCTGAGTATCAATACTATGGTATGAGAAAAGACGGAACACACGTTGTTAAAAATTACACTACACCGGGAACTGGACCTTATTGGGATAAGCGAATGGTAAGTGCTGAAATGCAAGATGTTGTTAAAGAAGTACAAAATTATTTTGGAGGTAAGTAATGGAAGTTAATGATTTAAGAATATCAAAGTTAAGAAATTATCTATTTGACATTATAAATACTCTTACTACAAATAGTAATTATCAAATTAATGCCGATATGTTAAGTAATAAAGTTGGAGATTATTCATTAGATAAAATACCTACTGATACAGAAGTTGAACAATGGATTATAGGTGTTGTAAAACGTAGAGATGTTTATTCATTTAGAAGTCGCAAATCTTATTCGCAAGATACTATTAATAACTTAAAAAATATAGGGTTCTTTGAAGAATTTGAAAGAAAAATAAAATCTAATAATGACAAAGGCGTTTTGCCTGATATAGAAAATATTGAGAGTATTGAATGCTTAAACTGTGGCACTATGATTAGCAATGATGATGGCAAAACAGGAACATTTGATATTCAAATACAAATAACATACAGAGAGGAGTAAAACTTATGAAAAAAGTAATTGCTAAAATTGATTTTACAACTAACATTGGTGAATATATTGCTGGTGATGAAATTACTGGTTTGACTTACGAGCAAATTGTAAAGTTAAACGAAAAAGGTTTTATTGAACCTCTTACTTATAAAGATTTAGTTCTTATTAAAAGAGAACTAGAAAAGCCTAAAAAGGAGGAAAAATTATAATGGCAAGTTATGTACCAAGTGGAATTGAAAAAATTAATCGTAGTCAATTCTTAACTTTTTTAAACACTACACCATCAGCACAATCTCCAAAATGGGATGTACTAGGTGTTGGTATTACTGAATATGGTATTGCTTTTAATCCACAAGTAGATACCGAAAAATGGATTATAGAAGATAATGCCAGAAATGACCATTCATCTAATCAAAAACAAGGTAGTGTAACTCAAAGATGTTACAAAGGAGATCCTGTATTTGAATTTATTAATGCAGGACGTGACCAATTAAACTACAAAACACAAGTTCTTGATATAGATAGATGGAACGGAACTGGAACTACATATCCAGCTAAAATGAATGATGTTATTATAACAATAACTAACTACATGGGAGAAAATGCTGAAATAGAATACGACATCTATTATGATGGAGATGCTACTGAAGGAACAGTAACATTTACAGGTTCTACACCAACATTTACACCAACAACAAGTTTATAATAAAACCTATGAGGGTTGAAAGGGAATATACCCTTTTAACTCTTTTTAATTATTATGATATAATATATATAAGGGATAGATGAGAGTAATTAACTCATTGATAAGATAAATTAGCCTATTTTCCCTTAATTTATTATTTGGCTAATAGGAGGCTAATATGAAAGAAATATGGAGAAACGTTGAAGGATATAAAGGGCTTTATAAAGTAAGTAATTTAGGCAGAATTAAAAGCCAACCTAGAAATGGAACAATAAAACAAGAAAGAATATTAAAGCAAACTATTGATAATAACGGTTATTTAGTAGTAGGTTTACACAAAAATAATAAAGCAAAGAAAGTATGTGTTCATTGGTTAGTTGCTAATGCTTTTATACCAAAAGAAAAGGAACATGAAGTTATAAATCATATAGACGGTGATAAATCAAATAATAAACTTTCTAATTTAGAAAGATGTACTCAAAGTCATAATGTTAAAGAAAGTTATAGATTAGGATTAGAAATACCACCAAATGAAAAGAAAATATTACAATATGATTTAGAAGGTAATTTTATAAAGGAATGGAAAAGTGGTAGTGAAGCTGGTAGACAACTAAATATAGGTCAATCAAATATAAGTGCTTGTTGTAGAGGATTAAGAAAACAAGCAAATGGATTTATTTGGAAATTTAAGGAGGAAATATAAAATGAAAGATTACATACAATTACAAAAAGACGATGTCTTACGTCTTGGAATTAAGACAAGCGAAGGTGAAGATACTGGAGAATTTTTAGAGTTTAATTTGTCGGATATTGAGTTGCCTTTAAGATATCAAGAACTTATAGAAAAAGACAAAAAAAACAAAGAACAATTAAGAAATCAAATGTTAATAATTGATAGAAGACAAGATGTCAAAGGTAAAAAGTTATTAAGTAAAAACGAAGAAGATAAAATCAAAACGTTAAATGAATTTTTTATAAAAGAAATACAAGTGTATAATATGTTTTTAGGTGCTAGAGGCGTTGAAAAACTATTAAATGGTAGAAAATTCACATGGACAACATTACAAGAAATTGATGAAATAATTGAAAAACAAATAGCACCACATTTAGAAGTAAATATGAAAAATATTACTGATAAAGTAAAAGAAAAATATAGCCAAGCAGTTAAAAAAAGTGAAGATATTGAAGTGATAGAGTAATGGCTTGTATTAAGAAAATACAAATTGAAGATACTATTTACGAAGCAAATACTGACTTTAGAATTGCTATAAGATGTAGTGAGATAGCACAAGATGACACAATAGGTGATTTTGAGCGTGTTTTAGGTATCATTTGCACGATGTTTGGTGAAAAGGCATTAGATAACCCTAACCACTACGAAAAGTTGCTTAAATGGGCTCTAAATTACTTATCTTGTGGACAAGAAGTTATAGATAATAAAGAACAACCTGATATGGACTATGTTGAAGATATGGAATATATTGAAGCAAGTTTTATGAGTGATTATCACATTGACTTAGAAAATGAAGATATGGATTGGCATAAATTTAATAAGTTAATGAATGGATTGTCAAATAGTGAGTTAGGTAATTGTTGCGTTTTAAATAGAATAAGAAATTTAAGAAACTTCGAGGTAAGCACAATTAAAGATAGTAAGGAAAGACAAAAGATAACAAAAGCTAAAGAACAAGTTGCTTTAAAGAAATATAAAAAAGAAAATCATTTAACAAAAGAACAAGAAGAAAGTATGGAAAGGTTAAATAAAATACTTGGTTTGTAGAAAGGAGTGATTTTATGGATGGATATGTAACGATTGGAACCAAAATTGATACTAAAAATTTTGAAGCTCAAATAGAAGATTTAGAAGATAAGTTAAACTATTTAGAAAAATTAGCAAACAGTAAAAATCTTGCTCCTAAAGAAGGAACAGCCGAATATAAAGAGTTACAAGCGGATATAGAAAAAACAAAAAATAAAATTATACAATTAAGAAAACAGCAGGAAGCATTAAATAAATATGATTTTTCTTCATTTGGAAATTCAATACAAAAAGTTACTAGAAGAATTGGCAAAATGGCACTTGCTGTATTTGGTATTCGTAGTGCGTTTATGTTTGTTAGAAATGCTATTAATACAATAGCAGCAGATGATGAACAATTAAAAGCAGACATTGATTATATGAAAAGTGCCATTGCTTATACATTAGAACCAGTGGTGCGAGGTATTGTTGATTTAGCAAAACAATTGATGTTTTATATTGGCTATATTGTTAAAGCATGGACTGGTAAAAACATATTTGAAAACGCAAATAAAAGTTTAAAAAATGCAACTGGTAGTGCAAAAGCATTAAATAAAGAACTAAATAAAACACTTGCAGGATTTGATGAAATGAATGTTTTGCAAGACACATCATCATCTAGTAGTGGTGGTGGAAGTGCAGACGTAATGCCAAGTTTTGATTTAAGTCAAATACAAGGAGAAGTTCCGGCATGGATTAAGTGGATAGCAGAAAATAAAAATATAATTATTCCTACATTGTTAGGAATAGCAACGGCATTAGGTTTAATAAAGCTAGGAATAATGGGATTAACAGGTGCCACAATAGTTGGGTTAATAGTAGGATTAGTAGCATTAATATTAACAAACTGGGATAAAATAAAAGAAAAATTAATGGGAGCAATAGAATGGTTAGAAAATAGTGTTGAAACAGTAAGAAAATTTTTTGGAGATCAAGTAGCAGATATTTATCAAACTATGATAACTGCATTAAAAGGAGTTATTATTGGTTTTGACACTACTATAAACGGAATAAAAAAAATATTTAGTGGAATAATACAATTTATTCAAGGTGTATTTACAGGAGATTGGAAAAAAGCATGGGAAGGTGTTAAAAACATTTTTACAGGCATATTTGAAGGATTAAAAGGAATTGTTATATCTGTATTTAGTTTTATATCAGGAATAGTAGTATCAATAGCAAAAACAGTTGGATACACAATAGGAGATGCTTTTAAATTTGTTGTAAATGGTATTTTATGGGCAATTGAAAATATATTAAATTCTCCAATAAGAACAGTTAATAGACTTATAGAAGTTATAAATAAAGTTCCAGGAATTAATATTGGAACATTACCTACATTTAACTTACCTAGACTTGCCAAAGGTGGTATTGTTAATTTACCTGGAAAGGGTGTCCCAGTAGGAGGTGCTTTAACAGGTGAGGTTTCTCGTGAAGGGGTAATTCCTCTTACTGATAGTCAACAAATGCAATTACTTGGTGAAGCAATAGGACGTTATATAACAATAAATGCTAATATAACTAATACAATGAATGGAAGGGTAATAAGTAGAGAATTACAAAAAGTGCAAAATGACAGTAATTTCGCTTTTAATCGATGAGGTGGTATAATGTTTTTAAATAGAAATAGCATAATAATAAATGGTGTTAATATGGGTCAATACATTGTAGAAGCAAAATATGGTTATAATAAATTATGGTCAAGTGATAGTGGACGTAATTTAGCAGGAACACAAAGTGGAACATTAATAGGCATATTTCCTAAAATAATCTTACAATTTAGAAAATTAACTAAAAGTGAGTTAGAAATAATTGTACCAATTTTAGATAGTGCAAGACAAACAGTTACTTATTATGATCCTAATAAAAAAAATAATGTTACAATGACTACTTATACAGGAGATTATGAAATTACTAATAAATATATAATAGGTAATAATAGAAAAAATGAAGGATTTAGTTGTTCATTTATTTCTACAAGGAAAAGAGTGTGATTAAATGAAAGTGCATACACAAGCATTTAAAGACAATGTGTGTTTGTTTGGAAGAGAATTAGATAGTAAAATCACATATACATTAAATAATGAAGATATAGAGTTAGGCACAGAAGAACTTAACTCTGTATCACCACATTATGAAGGTGGAATATTAAAATCAGTAATGAGGCAACTTGATATTGATAGTAATGTAGATATTCCATTAGAAACCATTTTAAATTATCAATTTGGAGTAAAAATTGGGGAAGATGTAGAAACTGGTAGCAATGTTTACGAATATGTTGATTTTGGTAATTATATTGTTTATAAAAGTGAAAAGCAAAAAGACACTAATAGTTATAAAATAACTTGTTATGACAAAATGTTATATTCAATGAAAGATTATGAAAATATGAATGTAACATACCCTATAACAATAAGAAACTATATAAATACAATATGTAATTATTTAGGTTTAACTTTTAAAAACATAAATGATACTTTTGCAAACTATAATAAACAAATCAATGCTGAATTATATCTAGATTCAGAAGGAAATAGTCTAGGATATACATTTAGAGATGTATTAGATGAGTTAGCACAAGTAACAGCTAGTACAATTTGCATTAATGAAGATGATAATGAATTAGAAATAAGATATATAAATGAAACCAATGATATTATAAATGAAGAATATTTAAAAGATATAAATGTCAATTTTGGTGAACAATATGGACCTGTAAATACAATTGTGTTAAGTAGATCAGGAAAAGATAAAATTTATATGTCTTATCCTGAAGATTTGCCTGATGAAAATAAAATCGCAATAGAAATATCTGATAATCAAATAATGAACTTTAACGATAGAGATACATATTTGAGCGATATATTAAGTAGACTAAACGGACTACAATATTATCTAAATGATTTCGTTAGCACAGGTATTACATATTTTAATTTATGTGATAGATATAAAGTTCAAATTGGTGAAGAACTATATTCTTGTGTAATTTTTAATGATGAAATAGAAGTAACACAAGGATTAAAAGAAAACATTTATACTGATATGCCTGAAGAAGCTAAAACAGATTATACAAAAGCAGATAAAACTGATAGAAGAATAAATCAAACATATAGTATCGTGGATAAACAAAACGGAATTATTGAGAATGTTGTAACAAATGTTAATGAACAAAACATAAAAATATCACAAATAACTCAAACCGTTAATGAATTAAATTCTAAAATACAAGACATAGCAGATATAACAATAAGCGGAGAAAGTAATTTTGCAACATTTACATTAGAAAATATTAATGAAAGTGAACCTATACAAATTAAAGTAAAACCTATTAATGATAATATTTCTTATTTATATCCTAGTAGTGGATTATATCCAAGTAATAATTTGTATCCTAAAGTAAGAATAATTAGATTTCATAATAATACAACTAATCAAAATGTGGATTATGTGTTGCCTGATAATTTGTTAATATATGATAGTACGCATTATGATGAATTTTATTTAGATTATGATAGTCAAACTTGCCAAGTAACAAAAAGATGTAAATATAATTCTGACGGAAGTGTTAGTTTGTTAGATACTGAAAGAGTAGATGATTATCCATATCCTAGTATTTTTTTAGAAGATGGAGATTATACATTAACATTATTAGGATATGAATATGGATATTTATTTGTTAGATTAATGGCAAAAAATATATATACAAGTCAATTTTATACAAAGGCTGAAACAAATAGTAAAATTAACCAAAAGGCTAATGAAATAACAACAGGAGTAGATTTAAAATTAAGTAATTATAGCACTACAACTGAAGTAAATACTGCAATTAATCAAAAAATAACTGACAATAATAATGCTTATGTTGATATTGAAGTTGCTAAAAAAGTAAATAATACTGATTATACAAAAGCAAATATAGTAGCGAAAATAAATGATAATACATCACAAGCACAAATTAGTGCCGATGTAATTGATTTAGAAGCTAATGATATTTTAAATATAATATCAGGTAATGAATTAAATTTAACAAGTAAAAATATTGCTATTAAATCAACTAATTTTAATGTTGATAAAGATGGTAACACAACTTGTAAAAAATTAACTGCAACAGGTGGAAGAATTGGAACTTGGACAATAAATGATCAAGGACTTGTAAGTACAGGTGGATATTTTATTAAAAATATAACACTAACTTCACAAGGACAAACATTTAAAATGGGATTAACTAATATATATACAATGAGTGATATTTTAATATGTAGAATGATTTTGCTAGGAATTATTGATGTTAGACCTAGTGATCCTGAATTTAAACATTATGATGTTAATGGTGATGGAAGAATAGACTCAGGAGATTTGTTATTAATAAGAAAAATGATGGAATAATAAAAAAGGAGAGTGATTAATATGGCAATAACAAGATTTGAAGATTTACCAAGTACAAATACATCTATTAATTCAGAACATTTAAACGACAATTTTGATGAATTAGGTGTTAAAGTAGGAACAAGCGTAGATAATAATTATAGGACTAATATATTATATAACAAAAATTTATTATATGAAGTAACTTTAACTAATGAATATAGGCTTAATGTTACAGGTGGATTAATTGATGAAATCGGATGGTCAACAACAGATTATATTGAAGTTGAAGAAAACACAGAATATATAATAAATATAACAAGAACTGGTGAATTTCACAGAATATGTTTTTATAATAATTCAAAAGTTTTTCTTTCAAAAGATGAAACAACAAACGCAACTTTTACAACACCTGCAAATACAAAATATATTAGATTTTCGTCTTATACTGCTGATTTTAGTGGTGGAATATTGCAAAAAGGTTCTTTATTTACAATACCAAGTATAGTAGTAGATAATGAAACAATATATACTAAAGGTCAAAACGAAGAATATTCTACTGCTGAACAAGTAATAGGTACTTGGATAGATGGTAAATCTTTATATAGAAAAGTAGTTAATACAACATCGCCTTCTAAGGAAATAGGAACGTTATATAATGCAAGTTCATTGAATATTGATAATATAATAAATATGTATTGTGTGATAAGTTCTTTTTCAGGAAATACAAGAGTAAAAGTAAAATTACCTTATTATTATGCTGATAATGATGTAGGAACTATTTGGTTAGAAGGAAATAATATTAATTTACGATTAACTAGCCAAATATATAGAGGACAGTCTACAATATTGCTTTTAGAATATACAAAAACAACTGATTAGAAGAAGTTAATAACATGAAAAATGAAGAAATAATAAGATTATTAAGATTAAAAAAATTTTTAGTTAGTTATAAAGACTTAATTAATATATTAAGTAGTGAGCAAATAGAATATGTAGATGTGTATCACGATAAATTTCATATACTAACTAACGATGGTTGTTATTTTAGTTTTAAATTAAAATAAAAAGTGATATTATAATATTATAGGAGGGAAGAAAAATGAGTAACAAAACTTATGATATTTTAAAGTACATAGCACAAATAGTATTACCAGCACTAGCAACTTTATACTTAGCACTTGCTGGAATATGGAACTTACCTTATGGTGAAGCAATAAGTGGTACTATAATGGCAATAGATACTTTTCTAGGTGTTGTTCTAGGAATATCAAGTGAAAATTATAAGAAAAAAAATTAATTGCATAAAATTTATTAATCAAAGAATAAAACGAAAAGGAAATGACTATATGAAAAATAGAGATGTTAGTGATGAAATAAAAAATATAAATGTACTTGGAAATGCTATGAAAACATATACTGAGTATATTAATAATTTAATTAAAGAAGTTGTAGAAGAAAACAAAAGACTAAAAGAAGAAAATCACAATTTAAAATCTCAAGTAAATAATTATGAAAGAGTTGCTCGTAATTATCATGAAAAACTTATGATGAAACAAGGAGTAATTTTAGAAAGAAATGGAGGAAAATTAAAATGAGTTTAGTAGTAAACGACGCTGAAAAAAGAATAACTAATCCGTATGGAGGAGGACATAATGGAGTTGATATAGGCTGGAGAAGTAATGAAGCCGAAAATGAAGTGTGGGCTAACTGTGCTGGTGAAGTTGTAGAAGTACAAGATGGACTAGGTAATATACCTAATGCAACAGGAGTTCAATCATGGGGAAATTATGTATATATAAAACACCCTAACGGAATGTATACAAGATATGCTCATTTAAAAAGTGGAGTTCATGTAAAAGTTGGTCAACAAGTAAATGCACTTACAAGTTTAGGAATAATTTCTAATAGTGGAAATGCGAATGGACGACACTTACATTTTGAAGTATCAGAAAGATATGATTCTAGATATAGAATAGACCCTACACCTTATTTAACAAAACCAGTATATAATGGTGAAGTTGTAGAAGTACCAAATGTTGACAAGTCAATAGATGAGTTAGCACGTGAAGTTCTTGAAGGTAAATATGGAAATGGAAAAGTTAGAAAAGACGCTTTAGGCGATAAATATGATGAAGTACAAAAAAGAGTTAACCAAATATTAAATGGCGAAACTAATGAAGTAATTTATGAAGTACAAAGTGGAGATACTTTATCAAGCATAGCAAGAAAATTTAACAAAGTATGGAAAGATATTTATAATGATAATAGAGCCGTAATAGGTTCAAACCCTAGCCTAATATTTAGAGGACAAAAATTAGTTATAAGATAAAAAATAAAGAGAACGAAAAAATCGTTCTTTTTTTATTTATACAATGTAATTATTTTGTTGACAAGTGTAAAAATAAATGATACAATATTTGCAAGAAAGGAGAGAGAAGAAAAAATGTATTATAATTTAAAAGCAGAGTTAAAAAGAGCAGATATTCCTATTACATATTTAGCAAAGGCTTTGGGAATAACTAGAGTAAGTGTTCATAACAAAATAAATGGAAATATTAATTGGAATGTAGTAGAGGCTCTTAAAGTCAAAGCAATAATAGAAAGAGCAACAAAAAGAAAATACACAATGGAAGAATTATTTAAAAAAGAGGAAAGATAGGTGGAAATAATGAAAGAAAAAAATTTAAATGAAAGTATAATAGAAATAAGATGTGAATTACAAGCAAAGAATTTAAAAAAGAGTGGAAAGAATAAATTTGCAGGGTTTGATTATTTTGAATTATCAGACTTTTTACCAACATTAAATGAATTAATGAAGAAATATAAAATAAATGATGTTTTTACTATTAAAGATGGAATTGCTAGTCTAACATTAATATTAGGGGAAGAAAAACAAGAATATACAATGCCATTTGTTATATTTGACACTCCATTAGCTTTTAAAAAAGATAAAAACGGCAATTATGTAAAAGATAAAAATGGAGATTACATACAAGTTCCTAGTATGCAAGATATACAATATCTAGGTGCTTTAAATACATATTACAAGAGATATTTATACTTAAATGCTTTTGGAATAACTGATGGAGAAATAATAGATAGCATGGATAATTCGGATCTAGAGGAAATAAATCATAGACAAGAATTAATTAATTATTGCAATAAAAACAACTTAAACATGAATGAAATAGCAGTACAATATAAATTAAATGGTAAGTCAAAAGATTCTGATTTTAAGAAAGTATTAGAAGAATTAAAGAAAGAAGAACAATAATGAAAGATGTTTTTATAGACATAAGAAAAGAAGGAAAGGCAATTCAAGAATATTTTGAAAACAAAGATTATGTAACAATAGAAGATTTATTAAATGCCATTGATAATTTGATCTATGAAAAAAACTCAGATGAAGAAAGATATAAAGACGAAATATCAAGCCTAGAAGAAGATATAAGAGAAAATTATAGAAGAAAAACTGACTATGAAATTCTAGGTATGAGTGAGGACGACTTTTGCTAATAGGGAATAAAAAAGACATAGAAAAGTATTTAGAGAATAAGGGTGATGATGAACTCTTTGAAATAAAAGAAAAGAAAGAGAAAAGAACTCTTAACTCTAATGCTTATATGTGGGTATTATTAGGAAAGCTTCAAGACAAATTAAAAATACCTAAGATAGAATTATATAAAAAATACATTAATGATATGGGAATATACACAACAGTTCCTATAAGAAATGATGTAGTAAGTTTTTATATAAAAGCATGGGAACATAACGGTATAGGTTGGATATGTGATACTGATAAATCAAAAATAAAAGGATATACCAATGTTATATGTTATTATGGAAGTTCAGTATATGATAAAAATCAAATGGCAAACTTAATTAATTCAATAGTAGAAGATTGCAAAGAACAAGAAATAGAAACGGAATCTGATGAATTTATAAGAAAATTAATTGAAGAAGAATATAAATAAATTATTAAAAAAGGAAGTGAAATGAAATGAAAATAAGAACCGAAGGTGGGCATTTTTGGATAACATTTGAAAATGGTTATACATTGAGTGTATTTAATGGTTATGGAAGCCATACTGAAAATAATTTTGCTTTTGATAAATGGCATAGAGTTTATGAAAATGGAAATCCTTTTGAAAATTATTGGGAAAGTAAATTAGTTGAAATTGTAATAATAAATAAAGAAGGAGATTTAATAACACAAGACATTATTGAAAGTGATGATAGTGTTAAAACTATTGATATTAATGAATTAGTAGAAGTTATTAATATTGTAAATAATTTAGAAAAGGAAGTGTCATAAATTGAAAAATAGTAAGTTTATAATACATAATCATACAACACATTTTAAAGACTTTGAATTATTCGCACACATTGCAAATGTAATGAGTAAAGGTTTGTTAAGTAAAAATAATACACAATATTGTTATGTAACCACTTATAATTATGGAAAATATATTTTAATTATTGAATTTATGAAAACTAAAAATAATTATAGAATTGATATTTATGAAGAAGAAAAAGGAAGTGGAGCAAATGAACGATGAAAATATAATATATTCAGTAATGAATGGTGGATATATTAGTTGTCATACAAACGGAAAAATATATAAAAATTATGATGAATTTAAAAAAGAAATGCTTTGTTATTATGGAAAAGAAGAACTTATTAATATAATAAGCAATTTACAATCCAAAATAGACAAGGCTAATGAATTAATAAAAATTGAAAAAGAAAAAATGGGATATGCTAAATATGATAGTTGTTTATTGTTAATTGAAAAAATTTTAAAGGAGGATAAATATGAAATTATTAGCAAAAATATTTATCCCTAAAAATACACCGTATTGTCATCATAGTTTTAAATTAAATAAAAAATATGGTATCAGTGCTAAACCTTGTAGATATTTTACTTATAAATACAATAAAGAATATGATTGTAAAATGGAATATTGTAAATATTTAAAAAACTTTTTATCAATACAAGACCAAGTAAAAGATTGTGGTATAAATGAAGATTGTGATTTAGAAAGCAAAGGAGATGAATAAGATATGAGAGAAAAAGAAGAAAGACTTATACAAATACCATTAGAAGAATATAAAGAATTATTAGTTATTAAAGGTAGATATGAAGAACTTATTAAAAAAGAAATTATAGTACCAAATAAAAAAATAACTTATATAAATGGTGTTCCAGTACAAGAATATGAAAAAGAATATGATACATATAAAATAACTTGTAATGTTGAAAGCAAAGGTGAGTAATAATGAATAATACAATAATATTGATAGGAAGAATAACAAAGGATATAGAAATAAAAGAAACTAATAGTGGCAAAAAAGTGTGTGAGTTTACACTAGCAGTAAATAGAGATAGAAAAAATGAAAATGGTGAATATGACACTGATTTTATAACAATAAGAGCATGGAATAATACAGCTGATTTACTTGATAAATATACAACTAAAGGAGATATGCTAGGAGTAAAAGGTCAATTAAGAGTAGATTCATTTGTTGGAAAAGATGGAAACAACAAATATAAAACTTATGTGTTATGTGATAGTATTCAATTCTTACAACCTAAGGAACACAAAAACACAAATAAAGAAGAAAGCAAAACACCTAACACTGACGCCTTTAGAGAATTTTCAGAAGAAATTGAATTAAGTGAAGATGATCTACCATTTTAATAATTAAAAAGAAGTATTATATTTTAATATTTCTTTTTTTATGTTATAATGAATATATCAGAGGGTATGTAATTCAAAAATAACTAGTTCACCGTATAACGTGTTGAAGTCACCTATCTTTTCTAATTATTAAGTCGTGTTTGTGGCTATGTGTTTGGACTAAATAAAGGCTTTTTTTAGCCTTTTTAATTTTATTTAATTTTATGTAAATTTATTCTTGACATTTGTAAAATATAATGTTACAATTTATTTGTAAATAGATAGAGAAAGAAGGAATGAATTATGAGATTAACTAAAACAGGAAAGGTAGTATTTACAATTATAGTGCTAGTATTAGCAATAATATGTTATGTTAATGCTGGAACTTATGATAATCTAACCGCAAGTACTTTAAAAACCAATTTAACTATACTTGAATGGGGTTATACTTTATTTATTGCACCATTTTGCTTATTTATAATATGGGAATAATTATATTAATTTATTATTTACAAGTATAGTATATTATAGTATAATTAAATTACAAAGAAGGTAGGTGAGAAAAGTGAATAAAGAACAACCAATATTAAGATTCTTTAAAAGAATAATGAAGTCTAAAAGTTTTCTTTATATTCCTAAAGAAATAATTAATACGTTTGGCTATGATTATTATTTGGAAGTATATTCTGATAGAATTGAACTAAGACCATACAAAAAAAATAATAAAGAAAGCAAATAGGAGAAAAAAATGGAAGAAAAGCCAAGTTACTATGCAATAATACCTGCAAATGTAAGATACGATAAAAATTTAAAAGCTAACGAAAAATTAATGTATGGTGAAATAACTGCATTATCCAAAAAAAATGGAATATGTTATGCAAGTAATAATTATTTTGCTAAATTATATGACGTAACACCACAAGCAATAAGTAGTTGGCTATTAAATTTGAAAAATAATAATTATATTTCAATAAAGTATTGTTATAAAGAAAATACTAAAGAAATAATAAGTAGAGAGGTATCAATAAATATTGATAGGGGTATCAATAAATCTTTAAGGGGGTATCAACAAAACTTTAAAGATAATAATATAAATAATAATAATAATAATATATATAACTACATTCAAAAAAAATTTGGTAGAGTTTTATCTCCTATTGAATGTGAATTAATATCTAAATGGGAAATATACTCTAAAGAAGATATTAAAGAATGTATTGATAAAGCATTTGAAATGAATAAATATTCAATTCAATATATTAACACTATGTTATATAACAAAAAGAATAAACCTAGTACAAACAATAATGAAGTAGTGCCTTCATGGTTTGATAAAGAAGAAAATATAAAAGAAGAATCTTTAAATGAAGAAGAACAACAAGAGTTAGAAGAAATGATGAATAAATATAAAGATTAAGAAAGGGTAAAAATGAAAGATTTAGTTAAAGTAACATATGAATATTATAAAAAAAATGGGGTTTGGAGTTTATATGAATATTTAGAATATGATTTTGGTGGACATGGAAGAATAGAAGAACATTTTATAGTAAAATCAAAATTTAAAAGTGATTGTGTAAAAGAAATGAGATTAAGAAAAAAACAATGGAAAGAAAAGCTAAAACAATATAAGGAGGAAATATGAAAATAATATTAAACAAGTGTTTTGGGGGATTTGATGCTTCAAAAGAAGCATATATGTTATATGCAAAGAAAAAGGGATTAGAATTATATCAGTATAAAAATAATTTTGTTAATTTTAAAAAATGTATTTATAAAAAGACTAATGATGAAACATTACTTAACCACTATTTTATTAAAGATATGGGAGATAACATTGAAATAAGCAACGAAGATTATAAAAAATATACCTTATATCTTAATGAAGAACATAGACAAGACCCTATTTTAATTGAAGTGATTGAAGAATTAGGAGATAAAGCAAGTGGTAGCCTTGGGAGATTAGAAGTAGTTGAAATACCTGATAATTGTTATTACAAAATTGATGAATATGATGGTATAGAATCAATTTATTATTCAAATAGTGAAATATATGAAAAATAATTTATTTAAAAGTGAGGTTTAAGAATATGAGTAAATATGATGTAACAATAGATAGACACTTGTATATAGGTGGTAGTGATATAAAAACAATTATGAATTTAGATAGTTTTAAAACTAGATATCAATTATTGTTAGAAAAAGCACAATTAGTTAATGTTGAAGAAGTTGATAATGAATATACAAGAGATGGTCATATAAACGAAGATTTAATAAGAGATTATTATAATAAAACAATATTCAAAGATGACCCACTTGAAGAAACTCAAACATTTAGTGAAGATAAAGTTTATAGATATAATGCTGATGGGCAAAACACACAAATTGTATGGGAATGTAAAAGAGTTGGAGAAAACACTTATAATGCTATTAATAGTCCAAAAGATAAAGAATGTAAAAAATATCTAGTTCAATTATTAAAAGGCATGGAGTTGAATTATAAAGAAAAAGGATTACTAACCATATCATTAAGAAATGGAAATTTTGATGAATCAAAAGTAAATGAATTAAAAGAATTTGAAATTGATATAAATGATTATAAAGAATTACTTGGTGAAATTAATGAAGCAGTAGAACAATTTAGAAAAGATTTAGAAAAAATAAAAGCAAATCCATTCTTAACCGAAGAAGATTTAGTTCCACAAGATTTAAGCAAAATAGCACATGAAGTAATTACATTAGAAAATCAATTAAAGAACTATGACATAATAAAAAAACAATATGAAGATTTAAGAACAATACTTCACGAAGAAATGACAAAAGCAGGTAAAAAGAATTGGGAAATGCCAAACGGAACATTAATAACTAATGTTTTAGATGGTGAAGACACTATTAAAAAAGTATTTGATGAAAAGAAATTTAAAGAAGAAAATCAAGAACAATATGAAAAATATTTAATTGATAAAGTAACAAAAGGAAAAAAAGGTTATGTAAAAATAACTTACAGGGAGAAAGAAAATAATGAAATTTGAAGAAATGATAAATACAATACAATTAGGTGATTGTTATGAATTGATTAAGAATATTCCTGATAAAAGTATTGATTTGGTTTATATTGATATTCCTTATTTATTTGCTGATGGTGGCTGTTCATCAAGCCCTTTATCAGCAAGAATAAAAAAATTAAAACAAGTTGATTTAGCAAATATAACAAAAGGAATTGATTATTCTATATATGATGAAATTATAAGAATATTAAAAAAAATTAATTGTTTTATATGGTGTAGTAAAGAACAAATATTAGACACATTAAATTATTTTGTAAATAAAGGTTGTATGTTCGAAATACTTACTTGGAATAAAACGAATCCAACTCCTATGACAAATAACACATTTTTACCTGATATTGAATATTGTTTATATTTCAGAGAAAAAGGTGTACCTTTAAATGATGGTTATGAATTAAAAAGTAAGTGGTATATTAGCCCTATAAATAAAAATGATAAAGATTTATTTAACCATCCAACTATTAAACCACTTGAATTAGTTAAAAGACATATAAAACACACTACACAAGAAAATGACATAGTATTAGATTGCTTTTGTGGAAGTGGTACAACTTGCGTAGCAGCTAAAGAAACAGGAAGAAGATATATAGGCATGGAAATTGATCCAGAATATCATAAAATAGCAGTTAATAGATTAAATGGAATAACTGCTTACGGACAAACAAGTATTTTTACTGATTTTGATAGTTTAGAAAGTAAAGGACAATAATTATGAATAATAAACAAATAGAATTAATAAATAAAATAGCAACAGAAAAAAAAGAAATTGAATT